GTGTTGGACCGGCCCATCTTGTCGAGCTCATCGAGAATCTGGATCTGCTTTGAAATCTGATCATGAATCTCGGCTTCGCTCGGCGCTGCCACGATCTACTCATCGGAGAGCATCGTCTCGGGGGGGAAAGTCGCACGGTCCGCCGCCGTCATCCGGTCGGCCCGATGCATGTAGAGGAATGCGGCCAGAGGGACATCGGACGCCTGCGGCGTGTACCGTCGCTTACCCCCGTCCACGAGGAGCATCGTCCCGCGGCGCCGCCCGTTCTTGTCGGCCGGACCGATGAGGCGTAGCGCCCTCAGGGCGACGGCGCTCCGGATCATGTCGAGTTGCGCGCCCGTGAGATCGATGACCGTGCCCATGTCGAGGTTCCGGTCGGGCTCTCCGTCGATCCCGAAGACCGGTGTCCCGCTGAAGAGCGGGAACGTGATTCCGCCCGCGGTTACGTTTTGGATGGGGCATTCCCGCGTCGTCCCGATCCAATAGGAATGCGTCTCCTGATCGGGCGTGATCTTGGGCAGGCCGTGACGGACCTTGACAACTGCCGAGGTCGGATCGGTGGCGACGTGCCCCGTCGCGACAGCATCGGGATCAGATGTGAGGTCGGGCATGGCTACCATCTCGGCGCCCTCCGCCTTCTTGGCGGCGTACCGCGCCCTTCGTTTCTTTGCGGCTGCCGCGCGTTGCGCGGGAGTCGCCGGCTTCGCTGTCTGCGTGCCCACGGCGTTCTCCTTTGGGAAGAGGCTAGTTGTTGACCTTGACCGTCGCGAACGGGACGTTCACCCCGTAGCCCTTTCGGACCACGAACTGGATCGACTCGACGCCCGTGTTCCGGGCGACGTCGCTGTTCTCCTCCGTCGCGACCGACTGCCGGAGACCCTCTCTCTGCTGGCAGAAGAGCGGCCTCACGGGCGCGTCCGTCCGGAAGATGAACCAGTCGTTGTCCGTGATCCGCTGCGTCGGGACCAGACGAACCTGGACCCCGCTCGCGAGAATCACGTTGTCGACCCGGGCACCGGTCGTGCTGACCACGGAATGGACCGCCACCGTCTTGAATGACTGCGTGAAGATTTCCGTGTTCGCGACGTTGAAGTAGACGACGTACTCCGACGATGCGACATCGGGCTCGAAGAACGGCTGTCCCTTGGTGTTCTGGAACCCCCCGAACCGCTCGATGGAGTCGAAGAAGTCCGAGATGATCGCGGCCGTCGTGGCGACGCCGCCGCCCGTCTCGATGTTCCCGCCACTCAGTCCGAACCGGGCTGCTCCGCCGGCCGTCGACGCGTAGAGCGCCGCACCGTCGGGTGCGTTCGGGATCGCGGGCAGCAGGGACGCCGTACCGGTGAGCAGCTCGATGAAGATCCGGGAATCCAGACTGGCGAAGTTCTCGCCGAGGCGCGACGCCTTGGCGAACAGGTCGCCGATCTGGTTGTCCATCCGGTCGTCGCGCTCCCACTCGATCGCCTTCGCGTACCGGTAGTTGGTCACGCTGTACGTGAGCGAGTCCGTTCCTTCGGTCGGGATCGGGGAACCGAGGTCCCACCGCTCCGGGTACGGCATGGTCCGGTGCAGGGCGTAGAGCTCCGTCCGCTTGTCCGACGGGATGTTCAGCTCCATCATCGTCCCGAGCGACGCCTCGACACCGGCGTAGCTCTGCTGGTAGGTCCGGTCGAAGTCGGCACGGAGGCCGGCCGCGAGCGTGTTGCCAGAGAGGATCACTGAGCCGGCCACTAGCCACCTCCCACGACGCCGAAGACGTCGCGCATGAGGACGTTCGCATCCGTGCCGACCGTCACCGAGTTGTCATCCGGGAGCACGCGCCCGACGCGCTGCGTCGCGGTCGTTCCGGTGAGCGTGTACGTCCCGTCGTCGCTCGCGTAGACCGGCTTCCCGTAGTCGACGCTGGGCGTCGTCCCGTTCAAGCCCGTCACCGGGAGCGCCTTGACGATGAATCCGCCCCGGGCGATCCGCGCTTTCACGCGGGCCCCGGAACCGTTCCCCGTCTTCTTGTCCCAGAGATGCCAGCCGACAAGTCGGTCGGTGACCGTCCCGTCATACGGCTTGATCTCCCCGACCGTCGTGTCGTGTGAACACAACGCCGAGTTGTAGAGGACCGAGCCGGTCAGGACGATGAGGGACATTGCCGCGTCCCTCGCCACATCCTGCGTGACCCAGTTCCCATCTGCCGACAGAGCCATCGGTTTGACCTCCTAGGCCGTGGCGGCCGTGAGCTCCTTGTGCCTGGTTTCGATGAACTCCGCACGGGTCGCCGTCATGGGCATTCCCGCCGCGCGGAGCTGGTCGTATTCGTTGCTGGCCGACCTCGCCGCTTCCAGCGACTCCGGGCCGGTCGACGCGAACTTGAGCACCTCGTCCGGATCCGACTTGTCCGTGCCGAGGTCGTCGAGTTCGCGCGGCTCACGCGGGACGTTCGCGACGAAGCTGTCGACGAACTCCGTGAGCAGGTCGTCGCCCTTCCGCGCGAAGAACCGGACCCGCTTCCTGTTCTCGTCGGAGAGATGCCATCCCTTCAGCTTCTTGAAAGCGACGGCCTCGCGCTTCTCGATGGCGCGCTCCGTCTCGACGGACGCGAGCCGACTCTCCAGCGCGGCGATCTTGCCTGCGGCCGCGGCGGCGTGGATCGGCGTACCGTCCGGCTCCGCCGGCTGCGCGTCGGGACGGTCGTCGAGGTCGCCCTCGTCGTCGTCGCCCTGCTTCGACTTCTTCAGCTTCAGCAGGCGCTTCTGGAGCATCGCGATCTGCTCCTCGATCTTCTCGGCGTCGTCGGTCTCCGTCTCGGCGAACGCGACCCCGGTTCCGAGGATCATCGCGACCGGCTTCCCGTCGTCGAACAACGTCGGCGTGCCGTTCTCCAGATTGATGACGAACTCCTTCATCTGCTTCTCCTTGGGGCGCTCGTGGGCGCAGAAGAGGACCGCCGATCCGGCGGCGCTTCGGATGAATCCGCCCGAACCGACGTGCGTCGCCTTGGCGGTGATGCGGTCGATCGACTTCCCGAACGGGGAGACGGCCATGCCGTCGGCAACCTTGATCGTGTCCCCGTTGAGCAGCTCGAACTTGAAGAACGGCGCGTCGTCGTCCAGGAGGGCGAGGGTGTCGATTTCGCGTTCGTCATAGCTGACGATCTCGACCGACCGAAACGGGTATTCGTTCGCCTGGATCTGCGAGAACTTGTCCGCGGGAATCTTGACGAGGTCTGCGAAGAGGACTGCGATCGTCTCTCCGCCGACGAGGTGATTCGCGACCTTGGTCGCCCGGAAGTGCCCGGCGAGCTGGGTCTCGTCGAACCCGTGATGGTGGAAGTGGAGCGGGGGGAGGTAGCCCTCCGACTCGCGCTGCTTGAGATTGGCGAGTGCGTCCTTCAGCCACTTCCCGTCGATGTCGAACGGGGCACCCTTCTCGCCTTTGGGGACTTCCCCGAAGATGGGGACGTCGCGAATGGTGTAGGTGCCGTCGTCGGCGCGTGTCGCCTCGTAGGACATTGCCCCCAGCAGAAGGGAGTAGGGGACGGGTTGCCACGCCGGGGCAGAGATGTCCGGGTTTGGCAGGGTTTGGCAGGGCGGTAAGGGGCACAACGGTGCCCCGGGCACTGGAAAGGCACCAAGAGGGCACCGGTCGTATCGCCAGACAGAAACCGCCGATCCCGTCAAGACCTGTCGTTGTCGCCCCTAGAATCGGTGAAGTCGTTGTTTTCTTCTTTCTGGGGCAGGGGTCGAGCAAAACCAGCTTGGCCCCTGCTTTTTTGTCTTCGCTGATTCGCGCTGGGGCGCGTCAGAGCGCGCCACGTCGCGCGGAGGCGCGCTACAGGGGCAAAGTCCGAGCGGTCAGACGCCGTCGCCCGACCACGTCGCGAACATCTCCGCGACCTCGGACCGACGATAATGGGGGTGTGCACCCTCGCGAGGACGCAGAGGCGTCAGCACCCCGTCCTCCTCGTAACGGCGGATTGTCCGGACACTCCAGCGGGTCAACGCCTGAAGATCGGCGCGGCAGAGCATCGGCCCGTACCCGGACCGGCGCCATTCCTCCTCGATCGTACTGGCAAGGCTCACTGGAAGATCCTCATCGACTCCACCGAAAGGACCGGCTTCCCGGTCATCTCGTGGATCGCGCTACCGATCCGGTCGTGGCTCTCCACGAAGAGATAAGCCCAGTCCGCCGCAGTGTAGACATGGGCCTTGAACCGAGCCGGGTCCGACTTCCGACGACGCTCCGCCGCCGTTGCGTAGGGCTGCATCCTCAACTCGCCCACGTCGACCCGATGCCGCTCCAGCCACTCCGCGGTGATCCCCTTCCACCGATCGATGCGGTTCGTCACGATCGCGCCGACGGGGAACCGCGGCACCATGTATGGCTTCGCGTACTGGATCGCGGCCATGTATGCCGGCCCGTCGTCGTCGTATGCCTCCGGGTCGGCGCAAAGGACACCGTCCATGTCGAACATGGCGTGCTTCATCCGATCGGAGTGGAGCCAGTTCCATTCAAACAGCCGACCCGGCGGTACCGCATCGGCGATGAAGTCCACCGGCGACTCCCGCGGACCGTAGATCACCGCCGTCGTGATCCTATTCGCATCCAGACCCAGCGAGACGAGGTAGTCCAGCGCACCACGCATCGACGCGCCGGTGAGACTGGAGTCGTCCACGAGAAGGACACGCGTCCCCGCCTTCGGATCGGCCAGCGACAGGCGCGCACCACCGCTCACCTTCGTCGTCTCGC